GCTTTTTATATACACAGCCCAAATTCTGGGGACTGGGTTAAATTTTTAACAATCTACGCAACATGACAAGGGAATTGTGGGAGAATCGCATACGGAAGTGCTGTGAGGATGCAGGGACTTACAGAGAGTTTTTCGATGATACCATCCGCACCCTCGCAGGGATCATGGAAGCAAGGGATAATGCCGAAGAGTTATTCCAGAAGGGCGGTTCTCAGGTCATTGTTACCCATGTCAACAAAGCAGGGGCAAAGAACATCATGAAGCATCCTGCGTTGATGGCGATGATGGATTTGAACGCACAGGCACTTTCCTATTGGCGAGACCTTGGGCTGACACCTTCAGGGTACAAAAAGTTAAATGCGGATGTCGTGAAAGACCCCGGGGAAGGAAAGTTTGAAGAACTCCTCGCAAAGCTAGTATGAAACATTTCAGAAAAATCGCAGAACAATACGCTGATGAGGTTATTTCGGGGGAAATAATCGCAGGGGCTGAAGTGATAGCGGCTTGCGAGAGGTTCAAGAAGGACTTACAGAGAGACGATCTGGAATTCCGGGAACATGATCCCGATCTTGTAATTAACATAATGCAGACCACCCTTGTACACGCACAGGGTGAGGACTTAGACGGACAGCCTTTACAGGGCCGTCCTTTTTTATTGCAACCTTGGGAGACTTTCATAATCTGCAATCTGCTCGGATTCTACTACAAAGGGACGAACAATCGCAGATATAAAGAAGCCTTCATAATGGTCGGCAGGAAGAACGGAAAAACTAGCCTCGTTGCAGGGCTTGCGTGGGCGGTCGGAATCCTTCAGAGGAAATCAGGGTCGGTGTGCTACATCGTAGCGGCGGCATTAAAGCAGACCCTGCAAGCGTTCCATTTCCTGACCTACAGTCTGGAATACAACAAGATCATCGGTCAGTTCGATGTGCATGATAATTCCTTCGATCACTCGATCAAGTATACCTTCCGCAAAGCGGACGGCACACCCGATGGATCGATGGAAATCATTGCGATGCCGACAAACCCGGATTCGCAGGATTCCTTCAACTGCAATTTTGCGATTGCGGATGAGGTTGCGGCATATAAAAAACCTGCTCAGTATAACCGATTCAAGGAAGCGCAATCGGCATACACGAACAAGCTGATGATCGGGATCACGACAGCAGGTGATAACGTTAACTCCTTTGGATATGCCCGGCAGGAATATGCCGCAAAGGTTGTCAAGGGAGTTGTGGAAGATGATTCCCTGTTCGTGTTCATGGCGAGAGCGGATCAGGACGACAAAGGGAATGTCGATTATACGAACCCGATTCAGCACCAGAAAGCAAATCCTTCTTACGGTGTGACCAAAAGGCCGCAGGATTTACTTAATGCCGCAATGCAAGCACAGAACGATCCTCAACAGAGGAAAGATTTCCTGTCGAGGGAATTGAATATTTACACTGCGGCAATGAGGGCATGGTTCGATCTTGATGAGTTCCGGGCGAGTGACCGTCAGTATTCATGGACATTGGACGAACTCGCCAAGTTGCCGATTGAGTGGTACGGCGGCGCAGATTTGTCGAGGATGTATGATCTGACAGCGGCGGCTTTGTATGGTCAATACGGAGAGGTGAACATTGTTATCACTCATGCCTTCTTTCCTATCGCACAGGCGGCAAGGAAAGCGGACGAGGACAACATTCCGCTGTTCGGATGGGCGGACGATGGATGGCTCACGATGAGCAATTCGCCAACGGTCAATATATCAGATATTGTCCGATGGTTTAAAGATATGCGTGATCGGGGATTCAAAATAAAACTGGTCGGGCATGATAGAAAGTTTGCAGGGGAAGAATATTTTCCTGCGATGAAAGCGGCACATTTTACCGTAAGGGACATACCGCAATATTACTACCTGAAATCACAAGGATTCCGACATATCGAGAAAGCCGCAAAGGACGGACACCTTTATTATTTGCACTCAGAAGCCTATGAATATTGCGTCTCAAATGTCCGAGCGATTGAGAAAACGGATGACGCAATACAGTATGAAAAGATACAGCCTGAACACAGGATTGATCTGTTTGATGCATCAGTCTTTGCCTGTGTTGCGATGATGGATCAGGGCGAGAAATCGAGGAAAGCGGCGGCATGGTGGAGTAATGGCAAGGAAGAGAAGAACACAGAAAAGAGATAAACCGACCACACAGGCGGTGTGGATTTCTGATGCAAAGGCATTTTACGACCTTTGTTGCACAGGGTATACATCACTCGACAGAAACCCCGAAATAATGACAGCCTGTCGGCGCATTGCATCCCTGATCGGAGCAACCACGATTTATTTGATGAGCAACACAGCGGACGGCGATGTCCGAATTGTGAATGAGTTATCCAGAGCGATTGACATTGAGCCGATGCCGAACATGACCCGATCAACGTGGATGGAATCGATCATCATGAATTTGCTCCTTTACGGATCGGGAAATTCCATCGTTGTTCCGCACACGTGGAACGGATACCTTCAGAGCCTTGAACCAATTTCGGCGGCGAGGGTGCAGTTTGAAGCGGTCGGATACAGGGATTACAAAGTCTTAATTGATGGCAAGGCAAGAGACCCGGCAAGCGTTCTGCATTTTGTTTATAACCCGGATAAAACATACCTCTGGAAGGGCCGGGGCTTGGAAGTCTCACTTCGGGATATTGCGAACAACCTGAAACAAGCGGCGCACACCGAAAAGGCTTTCATGAGTTCCGAGTATAAACCATCGATCATTGTTAAGGTTGATGCGCTGACGGATGAATTCGCATCCCCGGAAGGGCGGCAGAGACTGATTGATTCCTACATCGAGCCCTCGCAGGCCGGGAAGCCGTGGCTGATTCCTGCCGAGCAATTTGAGGTTGAGCAGGTAAAACCCTTAACCCTTGCAGACCTCGCAATCAATGACACGGTGCAGATTGATAAACGAGCGATTGCGGCAATCCTCGGTGTTCCTGCGTGGTTCGTGGGAGTCGGTGACTATAACAAGGATGAATACAATGCTTTCATCACAGGCACAATTATGCCGCTTGCAAAGTCCATCGCATCCGAGATGACGAAGAAGCTGATCATGAATCCTTCGTGGTATCTGATGTTCAATGTTTGGTCGCTGATCGACTATGACATGGCATCTGTATCGAATGTACTTCTAGCAGGAGCGGACAGGGGATTCGTGAACGGCGATGAGTGGCGAGACCGTATGCACATGAGCCCGGCAGGATTGAAGGAATACAAAATCCTTGAGAATTATATCCCGGTAGACATGAGCGGCGCACAGAAGAAGTTGATACAAGACGAATGATACATCCGTTAATTTGCGAGAAATCTTTCAGAATAGACAAAAGGGGCAAAATTTACTGCACGGAATCAGGGACGGTGTGTGCACACCAATTTTGGTGTGATATGGCGGCACAGTACAAACAATTCCCGGAAGCGGCTGATTGTCCCGGAAGGAGTAACGATGGAAAAAGAGAGACAGACACGAAGCATCCCGATTAACTACGAGATGCGATCAGAGGACGGCGAACCGATCATCGAAGGTTATTTTGCTGTCTACAATTCAAATTATGAAATCGCACCGGGAATGAGTGAAAGCATTGCACCCGGTGCTTTTCAGAATAGCCTCAGTGGCGATATCAGGATGCTGATCAACCATGATACTGCGATGGTGGTTGGAAGGACTACGGCACACACTCTTGAACTGCGTGACGATACACACGGACTGTGGGCGAAGGCGGCTGTCAATCCGAAAGACAGTGCGGCAATGGATGCACACGCTCGTGTCGAACGTGGGGATGTGTCGCAGGCTTCAATCGGATTCGAAATCATCAAAGAGGATACCGAAATCCGTGAAGATGGTTCTATTCATTGGACGATCAGAGAAGCTGTGTTGCATGAGGTATCAATCTGCACTTTCCCGGCTTACGAGGAAACGAACATTGCGGCACGATCCGCAGAGCGTGACACCGTTAGGGCGAGACAGTTGCAGGGATGGAGAGAATCCATGAAAGAGAGGTTAAAAAATGGCACTTAGGGCAATGATGCTTCGGAAAAAAATCAACGAAGCAACAAAGGCAAGGGAAGCCCTCAATGTGAAGGACTTCGAAAAGAGAGAAGCCGAGATCGAAACCATGATCGATGAAGCCGAAACCGATGAGGAGAAGGCGGCTGTCGAAGCAGAGATCGAAGCATTTGAAGCTGAGAAGGCTGAACATGAAAAACAGGCGGCAGAACTCGATCAGCAGATCGAGAAACTGGAAGCCGAACTGAAAGAAGAAGAGGAGAGACAGGACACAACCCCTGTCCCGGAAACAAGAAAGGTGGAAACCAAAATGAGCAAAAGAGATAAGTTTTTCGGCATGAACATTCAGGAGAGGGAAGCATTTGTTGCGAGGGATGATGTGAAGTCCTTCCTCGGTGAGGTTCGTTCTGCAATGATGCAGAAGAGAGCAATCACGAATGCGGGTCTGCTGATCCCGGATGTGGTGATCGGTCTGCTGAAAGAAAATGTAATTGAATATTCCAAACTTTACAAGCACGCTTTCGTCCGCAACATTCCCGGCACTGGAAGAATGGTTGTTGAGGGTGCGATCCCGGAAGCTGTCTGGACAGAGATGTGCGCTAACCTGAACGAACTTGATCTGTCCTTCGGCGATGTTGAAGTTGACGGATACAAGGTTGGCGGTTACTTCCGTATCTGCAATGCAACCCTTGAGGATTCCGACATTGATCTTGCGGCGGAACTGCTCGAGGTTCTGGGCAGGGCAATCGGATTCGCACTGGATAAGGCGATCCTGTTTGGCACAGGCACGAAGATGCCGCAGGGCATTGTCACCGCTCTGAAGGCTGTGACTGGTACTCCCAACATCGTTTCCCATGCGGCTTCCGTTGTTGATAAAGCCCTCATGAAGGCAATCATTCAGGACAGCGGCAAAGTAAAGAGCACGTATTCCAGAGGCGCAAAGGTCTGGACGATGAACGAAAAGACCTACAGCGAACTGATTGCGAACTCCCTTTCGGTTGATGCTTCCGGCGCAATCGTTGCAGGTGTGAACGGCACAATGCCTGTCATCGGTGGTGTGATCGAAGTCCTAAACTTCATCCCGGACAATGTCATTGTTGGCGGTTACTTTGACCTGTATCTCCTCGCAGAACGTGCAGGAACGACACTCAACACTTCTGAGCACGCTTTCTGGGTTGAGGATCAGACAGGCTTCAAGGGAACTGCTCGTTACGATGGCAAGGTTCTGGATGCAAATGCTTTCGTGGCAATCGGCATCAATGGTGTTGATCCTTCCACCGTCACAGTTACATTCGCACAGGATTCCGCAAACGCATAAATCGAGGTGGTGAGCCGTGGATCAGAAAACAGTGACGATGCTGTCAATGCTCAAAACAGACCTCGGTCTGACAAAAACTGTATATGATGAGCGGCTCGTTCAGTATTTGGGAAGTGC